AATCTACTTGAAGTAAAACTACTATTGTTTGCACCTGCACCGCCTCCGCCACCACTACGACCACCACTTGCAGCAAAAGAACCTATTGCTCCACCTGCGGCTTTTAAAGCAACACCAACTGCAATAGCGGCAATACCAGCTGCAATAGATACTGGACCACCTGCTGCAATAGCTAAATCTAATTTTCCTTTTAATACTGCTAAAGTTCCGTATTTAATTAATAAATCACCCATGTCAGATAAGAAACCTGCAAAGGCTTGTATTATGCTTGTTCCTATTGCTAAAAGCACATTACCACCATTAGCCAATGCATCACCTATTGCAGAACCTAAATTGCTAAATGTATTTGATATGCTATTTGTAATTAAATCATTTGCAGCAGCATCAAAATCAATAAGAATTTGTTTCATTTCATCAGTATAATCTTTTACATAACTACTTGCAAGGTAAAAAGCTGTTTTTGTTCTTTCTTCAAAACCGGCCATTGTATCACCTAAACCGCTAATAGTGCTTACAAATGGTGCTATAAATGTCTCATCAAATTCAACTTTTTTTGTTTTTGTTTTTTTAACCTTAGGTGCTTTTGTTGCTTCTTTATTTAAATCTACAGATGCTTTTGTACTTTCTTTTATTGCTGAAGTATATTTTTTTTGCCAAGCCTCATTTTGTATTAATTCTAAACGAATATCCTTTATAGAATTAGAAGAAGCAACTGCTCCTGCTAAATCAAAAATACCTACTCTTTTTTTAAACGGCTCTAATAATTTAAATACATCTGCACCTTTTAAAACTTCATCTTTAAATTTAGAAGCTTCTTCTTTACTTAATGAATAACTTTTAGCTATTGAAGTAACTTCATTTGCTAATCTATTATTTAATTTTAATTCTTCTTCTGCTAATTGCCCTATTTTAGATGCATATGCACTCGCTTTTGCTCTTTCAATTATAGCAGCTGTAAGATCTTTTGTTACAGAAGTTAAATCACCATTTAATATTTTTTCAGTATTTAAATTACCAAAATATGCCGGAAATTCTTTTTGTAATTCTTTTACAGCTATTAATCTTTTTTCTCTACTTAAAGTATCATCTTGAGCAACAGATACTAAAGCCTCCATATTGGCTATTTCTTGACCAGCCGTTTTTGCAGCTTCTTCATTTACTTTTTGCATTCCTCTGCCAAACTCGTCAAAGTTCCCTGTGAGTTTATCAATAACATCGCCAACGCTTAATCCACTTTGAGCCAATAAAGTTAAGCCAGTAGTAAGAAGTGAAACTCCTAAAAGTATTCCCCCTGTCCCCATAATTGAAGAACCTAAAGCTTTTAAAGCCCCTCCTGTACTTCCTGTTTGATTTTTAAGACTTGCAAACGCTTCGGCAGTAGCGGTAATATTGTTTCCAATACCAATAATACCAAATGGAGCATCTTGTGCTATTCTACTAAATTGCGTTAATGTATTACCCGCATTAGCAACCTTTGGAGTTGCGGATGCAAAAGTTTGCCCTGTATCTTTAACAGCAGTTTTAAAGCTGTTTAAACTTGCCTTTGCATCTTTTATTTGTGAATTGATTTCAGTTGTATCTAAACCAACTTTTAACCTATCAAGTTTTATCTTTGACAGTTCTTTTATATCAAACTCAACCTCTTTGATTTTCTTTTCAAAGTCGGTAATGTCTGCTCCAATCTCAACTGATAATTTACCTCCTGCCATTATGCTTTTATTTTTTCTTGATACTTTCTAAACTCTTTTAAAAATCTTTCTTTCATTTCATCCGTTACACCTGACCTAACTTGCTTTTCATTATTTAAAGGTAAAAATGCCTCTTTGCGTTTAACCATTTTTTTAGGATCTTGATGCGGTGCAATGTAACTCGTCCACATTAACTCCCTTAACTTTTGCCAATCATATAAGTCCTGCCTTTTATATGCAAAAAGTCGAATTTGAAACTCCGCCCACGTCATATCGTAAACCGCTTCCAAACTCGACATTCTTAATTCACCAATGGCAAAAGAAATTACATCCTCGCTCCAGTTTATTTTTTCGTTACTATTTTTTTTTTGCTTTTATCTTCCGGAACATCCTTTGTTAATGATTCCATAAAGGCTTGAAAAAACGATGTAACCACTTCGCTATCCATTCCAACCTCATCAATCCAATCAGCAAAAGAATAAGCATCAAATGGAGCGAATTGCCCTTTACGCTTAAAACCATAAGCACAACTGTGAAACATAATTAACGGAATCCATTTAAAAGGATTCTCTGCTAATTTAGCATCAATTTCAGTCATTGCTATTTTTTCGCTTTCTAGTAAGTTTCCTAAAAAACCTAATCCAAAATAGAAATCTCTATATTCACCTCCAATTTGAAGATTAATTTTTTTCATATATTAATTGTAAATTCTTATTTCAATAAAAGCATCTGATATAACTCCATTTGTTAAAGTGCCTGAATCTCTTGTTTCTATCATGAAAGAATTAGCTCCATCAATATAAAAAGCCATTCCTCCATTTGGAACTGATCCAAATGAATTATAAATATATATAGTAGCTGTTTTAGTATATGTAGCTATGTTTGCAGAAGCAGTTAAATAAAACATACCAGTCGATGAATAAGAAGTTGTGAAAGTAACTCCTGTCGTATTATTAAGTACTTTTAAAGTTGGCGCATTTGTTCCTGTTTGAGAAACTAAAGCTGAAAATGAATTGTAATTAATAAAGTCAACAATAGCCTTCATATTTGTTCCAACATCTGTTGGAGTTATGGCGTTAGCCGTCGTTTCGTTTGTAATTTGGCTATCAATTTGCGCCTTTAATGCTGTATTTGTCATTTTATTGATTTTTAAGGTTAAGCAAATTCACTGCTAAAAACTTCATCGAAAACGCTAGCTCAATCGTTAGGATCTGTTAACACTATTGCGCCATCACCATCTAAAGTTAATGAGAAAGTTGTAACCTCATCACCACTTCCAAAAGTAGCACTTAAATCAGTAATGTAAGCATCACCATAATATTTAACAGAGTCACCATTATCAACATCAGTATCTAATTTCCACGTTACTAAAGTTTTGTTTTGTTGCAATAAAAACAAAGCATCATGTGAAGTTTTTGCATCATCACCTCCAGCAGTAGTGGTGTCGATATATTCACCCTCCGCATCAATTGAATAACTGAAAGTTCCTGGCGTTTTTTTAACTACACCTGGAAAACATTTAGTTGTGCTTTCAATCATTGCTAATGTTGTGTTTAATCCATTTGAAGTAAGACATGCAACAGGTTTATAGGCTGATGTGTCCCAAATGTAAAGTATTCCTTTTTCGCCTCTTATTGACATATTTTCTATTTTTTATAAATTAATGATTTCAAATTCAAAGATAATAATTTTATTTATATTTATTCTAAATAATTATAAAATTTATTGTAAAGTTAAAATTACTCGAATAAAGTTACGGTAAACCGTTTGTGTTGATGTACTGCTGTCTAAATTACTTGGAAATTCATAACGACGATTCACAACTGTAAATCCATCAATAGTAACGTTTTCAATTAATGATAAAATATTGTTTTCCATGTCATCGTTAACCAATCTACTACCTACATTCCCGGCGCCGTTATAAATCTTTACAATATCCAAAAGAGTATAAGAAACCCATTGATAATTGCATTTAGTGGCTTTGTCAATCTCTTTGTCTTGTGTTGAAATAATAACGTATTGAGTTGGATTATCATTGCCGGTTACTTGCATATCATAACAATCATAATCGCCTATTATGGCATCGTATAAAGCTTTCCTAACGTATTTATTTGGATTTACCATATTTGTCTAATACTTTTTTTAACTTCTCTAAATATTCTGTTCTACCTTGCAATAAGGCCGGATATAAATAAGGTCTTGGCCTTAAATTAACTTGCTTTATTCCTTTGCCTTTAAACTTAATCGCTTGATCCTTTAATTCGTTTGGAACATCAACTAAACCACCTGTTCCAAATTCAACAAATGGAGCGTAAGGAGCAATAACTCCTCCAGCTTCAATTACCCAATTTAATGGAGTATCTTTTACCGCTTGTATAGATTGACCTAATTTACCAAAGTTTGCCGGAGCGTAATTTTTAGCATTCTTTTCAATATTACGAGCAACCAATTCAGTAACTCCTTCAATATCTTTTTCAGCTTCTTTGCCGTACTTTCGTATATTAGCCAAAACAGTATTTAAGCCTTTTATTTCCATTAGGTTCTTTGAGTGGCTTGTATTTGAATGTCAATATTATCCAAATCAATATTTAAAACGCTATCAATATTATAAATGACATTATTGTAAACAATAAAGTTATCTTTTATAGAAATATTTAAATTTGGATTATTACGAATGGTAAAAACTACCTGAACAAAATTATCGTTTTGTCCGTTCTCGTTTGTTCTTGAAGCATTGTTTGTAGTTACGTTTGCCCAAAGAGTATAATCTAAAGCAGTTGTTACGGTATTTC